CGGTGGATTCACCATGCTATCAGGGCCGTTGCCCTGATTGTGGTTGTGCCAGATTGAATCCTGCAACGCTTGCGCGCGGAACCAGTCGTCGAAGATTTTTCCATACGCCCTAAAGGGCAGAGAAGATACCGGGACATCATCCGGAATTGCCAATGTCGGCAATCCGAAGTAGTCCCATAAGGACCCAAGGCCCGTCTCATTAGCGTTCGCTGATGCGATTACCGGGATGGTATACGAGATACTGTCGGCCGGATTGTCCTGCGCGCCGTGAAAGCGTTCATGGTTGGCCCACAAAGTTCTGTAGGCCACGAAGAACGCGAAGGTATCGAAATGGAGATTATCAAGAATCGGTTCCAGCGGAGTTGCAAGCCGCATGAAGAACGAAGTCTTGAAATTGAAAGTCGATCCCGGTATCACGTCGATCGGTTGACAGATTGGTATTAGGTAGTCCGCATCGAATGCGGTCTTATGTGGGTGCGAAAGATTGAACGTCGAGCGCGGTATATTAACGCTCGGCGTTTGGCTAAAGTTGTGTTGACTGCGCATCTTCACTGTTTCCAAGGTTAGGGTGGGTTTCCGCTGCGGCTTCGCGTAGCGAGCCTTCGCTTATCATTTGAGATTGACTAATTGCCTCGAGCGCCTGCCAAAGGCATTCGTTCGATTCGTTAATGATTTTTCCGTTCGTGTTGTCCCAGCCGCCGAGCCGCCAAAGAGAATAGTGTTCTGGGTGTTTTGAGATTGGGTTGTCCGCTGCCGTCGCTATGTCTTGAAACTGCCGACGAACGATATCGTCCGAGTTTGCGAAGTGTGGGGAATCATAGATTCCTGCGCAGCTATCATAGATTGCATAAATTTGCTGTTTCATCAAAGGGTCCTCTTTTTTAGTGCTTCTCGCGCTTTTGCGCAAAAGTATTTGTCCCGGAGTCTCTCCGGAGTGAAGTCGGCAGCGTGCATTTGAATGAAAGCTGCCCGGCGTTCTTTGATCTCTTCGAGCATCCCGGGATTTTCTTCGGCCAAGATATTTTGATAGTACCTTGGAACGAGTTCCTGCTGTTTAGCCCCGGGTACAGGGGATTTGTCTGACGGGAATATGTCGCTTTTATATTTTTCATAGAAAGAAGCGCCTATTCCAGATGGTTTGCCGCGTCCGGTGGACATGCGCACGTATTCTGGCAATAGCCAATACGCTTCGCCGTGTTCATCGCAGCGTAAGTAATGATCTTCCGCGCGTTTTCCCGTGATTTTTTTGAAGCAATAGCCGGCAGTGTAGGCGGCATTCTGTAAGGTAAGTTCTGAACAGGTACTGAAACCGTACGGCCAATATTTTTCGAGCTCGCTAGAGGTATATGTATAGACGCCTTGATCATCCTGCCACAGATATTGGTCCTCAAAGGAGTGATTGAATACACAAATGTGATAGTGAGGACGGCCGAGTTCGCCATATTCTCCGCAGTAGAAATAGCGGATTTTATGGTCTTGATTTGCCTTTCGCAGAGAGCGGATGAATTTTTGAACGTGGGACGGAGTAAGAGATCGTTTATCAGGGATGAAGTGGCCGTTTTTGTATTGTTCGTCGCTGGCGGATCCAGCGTCGCGGTAGGTAAGAGTAGCCCACGAATTGCCATAGTTATCGATGTGCATACTGGCTTCATGGGCAATCCGGATAGACCACATGAGAGTGTAATCCACGCGACAGCCAAGGCACTGGCCGCAAGCCACTTCCAGTGTTTGCGAGCCTTTGTTTTTATCGAATGTAAGTCCACCGGTGTTGTAGTCCTTATAGCCTGAAAGTGGAGAGTAACAGGGCATTTTTTCTTTGGGGGAACGCCCAAAACCCCCATCAGGGGGTTTTGTTAGAGGCGGTACCCACCGCGTTGATTCGGTGACCGCTTGTTTTTTGGGTGTACGCCGGAATTCCGGCGGAAGTTTTTACGGCTCCAGCGCCGTGACATTCTGCGTCGCATTAGCTTGCTCCTGGTATGAGAATCCGCAGAGCTCGGCCATTGTCCGAGCATCTTGAGACAGCGTTTTAGCGGTTGCGTTGAGGTTAACGTACGAGCTGTCTCCGTCGACGCCGCATTGAAGCGACATCGCGGAGCAGCCCATCATGGCCAGAGGAAGTGCCAAGATGATTACTTTTTTGATGACGAGAGGCCTTTTCGTAGGTGGATGCGTGTTACCCAGAGTTGATTTATATCATACTTTAGTTTTTTTTGCTTTTAGAGCAGTTCGGGCTTATTGCGACTGGGTCCACGTAGAGCTCTCGATGTTCGCAAACGTGGAAAGTCGTCGCAGCCCTCACTTTTTAAGAGCTCGCTACGCTCGCATTTCTGCCCCTTCGGGGCAGGTTAGGGCGCATGGTAGGGACCAGTGCGCCAGTACAGGGTCTAGTAGTCTGTACTGGGTGAGTTCACGCCTCCGGCGTGGGTTCGGCAGGGGATGCCTCTGCCGGTGTGTTGGCCGCCTCTACGGCGGCCTCGTGATCCACAGTGGGCGATGCCACTGGTGGTAGTTGTTGCCCCGGCTTTGCCAGGGGAGGTAGTTTTTCCCGCAGTTTGTCAACATTCTCAGGAAGGTTGACGAATTCAAAGAATTTTGCGGGAGATTGGCTGAATTCCCTTCGGAGTTCAGCCGGGAGGGCGTCGAATATTTCACGCCCTCGAGTGAGTTTATTTGTTTGTTCGTGGAAGTCGAAATCCGAGAAGTCTCCATAGACTCCTTCGAATTTCTCCAGATGAGAAATGGTCCCGGTCTTATCGAACCGTGCCATTATTTTGTTGATGTCGCACTCGTCTTTGTGGCATTGCTTGGTCCGGCCATCGTTATACACTTTGGCCTTCTCGAGTGCGATGATTTGTGTCCGCGTCAATTTTTTCCGCGAGTCTAAGGAAGCTAGTTTTGCTAGGTGCATTGACATTATGGTTTCCTATAGGGGCTCTTCTTTGCGCCCTTGTTGATGTCGATTGTCAGGGTTTTGCTATCGCCCCTCAGGAGTTTTTGTATTCGCGGACCAAGTTTGTTCCACTCATTTTTTATCGCCGCTGTCGCAGATTTTGCGCTGTTAGCGCCTTTTGTCGCGTCGCGTTTTAATTGGTCCCACATAGCGGGCCAATCCGCGTCGCGTATAGTTTCCATCCAATCGCCGACCTGTTTTGCGCCTGTTGCAGCAGGCGATATTACATCGGTTTTTGCTAGCGTCAACTTCGTTTCCGCATTTATTCTTTTCACCGTTGCTATACCAAGCGCAGTTGTCGCGCCTTTAAATGCGCCCTCCGCTGCTGCGGCGCCGATGTTTCCCATAGTCGCCATAGAGCCTCCCGGGGAAGATGCATCGTAGTTGCCGGCAAGTATAGGATTAAGACCCGCGGCACGTAAGTCTGCCATGCGTCGCTGGATAGCAGTACTTGACATTCTTTCCTGGAAGGCACGATTTCGTTTAGCCTCTTTTCGGTTTTGTGAATTAGCGGACGCCTGGCCCAGGGCGGAGAACACTCCGCCTATAAGCCCGCCTCCGGCTCCTTCCCAGAATGGCATTACAGTCTCGTTAGCCCGGGCACACCATAAGTCGGCAGAGGAATAGCGGCTTTTATTTCGTGGTAAAAGTCCGCAATCATGTGAGGTTCTGTTGGGATTGCAATCGCGCGATCCAGCGGAATCCCTGTTTCCGCTTCTATGAAAGTCGCGCCGAGTGCCGGTAATGCTGCCAAGTCTTCCGACAGATGCCACGACGCTAGCGTGCCAACCGTGGTTGTGCCGCCCGATGAAGCCGGCCGCATTATATTGGTCAGTTTTCCATTCAGAAAACGGTGTTCGTCGTAACGGCCCGTGTAGCCGAAGACGAGATCGTCGGTCGCGGGTGTTCCAGTTCCGGTGATCCAGATCTCCGAATTTAAGACCGCTTGTTCTCCAATATTAGCCATCTCGGGATATACGAAGTCGTATCTCGTTGCTTTTGACCAATAGCGGTCGACACCTTGAGAATAGGTGATGTCGCCCCGCAGATTGCCGAGAATTATTATTACGCCATGTTCGACGAACGATTTAGACCAGGAGTGAGTACCAGATGCGGTACCCACACCGGCAAGATTGCCCAGTTTGTCCTGGGCCGCTGGACTTGTTGGCGTTGTTGAAGCGGTGTTCTGAGTTACAGGATTTATCATTATAGGCGTGCTCCCGCCCCCTAAATATTCAGCACGTTGCAAACGGAAGTCAGGCGATGTTACGCCCCATCTCGCCTGTAGCGATTCGACATAGCGAGTGCCAGAGCGGGCATCCCGCTCAAGTATGTGTTGTGTGGCAAATGCCAGGCGAATGTCATTAATATTCGCGGTACTGTCGTCCACGAACATGACATTCACTTCGGCATTGGTGTCTGTTGCGGATACGTTTAGTGTCGCTGCATCCGTATCCATCAGATGATAGTCGCCGCCGGACGTGTCATGGATCCCAATTAGGGCTCCAATGCCACCGGCGGTCTGCACTTCCGCTGTACCGATAGGAAAAGACACCGCCGTGCCACGCTGAGGCGCCGGCAAGCAGCTCGTGAAATAGTCGAAACGCTTGCCGCGTTTCAACGGTTGACCAGGCACGTGCACCGTGCCGGTCGGTGGATTCACCATGCTATCAGGGCCGTTGCCCTGATTGTGGTTGTGCCAGATTGAATCCTGCAACGCTTGCGCGCGGAACCAGTCGTCGAAGATTTTTCCATACGCCCTAAAGGGCAGAGAAGATACCGGGACATCATCCGG